TCTGGTAAGACCTATCAAATTAATACTAAGTTTGTTAAGTTTGAGAAAGGTATGTTTCAAAATGAAACATCAATGTATAAAAATGAAACATTGAATGTTTCAAATGTAAAGACATTAGTAGAAACATTAATATACAGTAATACAATAGAAGAAATCATAAAAAATAATAGAGGTAATAAACAATCTATAATAGACAATTTAGCGAACCTCCCCCTGCTTGACTTGAAAATGGATAAGAACAATCCTTACTATGTTAGGTTAGCCATTCAGAGAAAAGAGGAATTAGCTGCCAATGAAAAAAAGACCTACGTTCCTCCTCAAAAAATCTTACAAGCTCTTAAATCCATAAGTAAAAATAGTAATCCAAGATACAGAGAAAAGGTTTCATACAATAAAAGAAACAACTTAGACTACAAAGGAAATCCAATTGCCAAAGATAAAAATAAGGTGTGAAGGTACATCTAAACAAAGTGGTAAACGATGTCGTGCTAAAGGGTACTTCACCCCTACTTCAAGACGTATGCTTTGTAGATTTCATGGAGGATCTCAATCTACAGACTCTAAGACCAGGAAATACAAAGGTTTATACAACAACAAAAATGTACCTATACAAAACAAAATAAAAAGATTAAAAAACTTAGTAAACTTTAGAGATAAAACAGATGAAGAAATCAAAGAGCATATCCAAAACCAAGAACAACTTGCCACTCAATCTAACAGATACAGAACAAAATACTATACTAGGCACTATTTACGATGGAGGAATACCCCATATCGTAGTCAAAGACACCTTAAAGATCAGCTTGATGTCTTTTTACAAGTTCTTAGATCAAAATCCAAAGTTTAAAGAGAAGTTTAACGAAGCTCAAGAGATAGGTATAAAAACATTGGTTGAGAAAATGTTAGCAATCTTCTCGTCTGATGTAACTGAAATGTCTAATGAGGAATTATTATTTTTAAGAGAGAAGCAAAACTATTTAAAATGGTTAGCTCCAAGAGTAAGCTCACTATTCCAGGAAAAGCAAAATCTTAATGTTAAATCGGATAGTTCTATTCGTATTTCGTGGGAAGATAATCAAGATGATTTGATTGATGTTTCTGCTGAAGATGTCTCAAGCTGAAGAACTCTTCTCTCTTCTTTCGAAGAGAGTAGTAACGATAAATAATACCCTTACTACTCAAGATATTTCTTAATGTTTCTTTTTGTAACTCAATTATATTATTTTTTGTTACTTGTTTTTTCATTAAAATATTATTGATCCTAAAATAAAACCAATAAGAAATATTACTATTTCAGCTCTATAATATAGACTTTTTAAGCCTATTTCCTTACGCCATTGTTTAGGCGTTTTACCATATACTATCATAATTGTACCTCCTCTGTGTCAATCTCTGATGATAAGACCTCGTAATCATCCCAATCACCATGATCTAATTTATTAAAAGCATCATCCTCATTTTTAGCTTTTATTATTTTTACTTCTTGTATTTTTTCTGTTCTTATTATTTTATAAGTTTTCATTATAGGTCCTTTCTATATTGTTATAATCATTAATATTGTTACAAATAAAAACACAACGCAACAATAAAAATCTATACTTGTCATTTATATCTCGCTTTCTATTTTTTTAATTATTGAAGATAATATTTTTACTTTTGGTTTTATTTCCTTGAATACTTCCTCATTATCTTCATGTCTTTTTAGATCATCTCTAGCAATGCAAAGATCATCACTTAACCAACTGAACAAAAAGTCTTTTTCTTTCTCTGTAAGTGTCATTTATCGGTCCTTTCTTTTTTGTTTAATTCTATTCATACAATCTTCAAGATCCATGAATAAATAGAATTTACATTGGTATTTTTTTGTCAATATTTCTGTGATTGATTTGTAGTCTTTAGCTTTCATTTTGTTCCTTTCTTAGATTAATCGGAGTTTCCACCTTATCCCATAATTGAATAAATTTCTCCAACCATTCAGTTTGTTTTTTATCTAAATTAGAATTCCACATTAATTCTTCATCGGCAGATCCTAAATTTTCGATGTCGTTATCATTTCCCCATTTATTATAAATCTTAACAAGTATGTCTATTGTCATTTGTTTTTCTCCTTTCTATTATTAATATGCTTGTATGATTAATCTATCAGTATTTGGAATTTCAATTACTGTCGTATGATCTCTTAAATCATCAAGACTTTTTATATCTGTGTAATTGTCTTGTACTTTTTTTAAGTTTTCATACTCATCAAAATCACATCTAAACGCAATAGGATCAAATTCTAATTCATGATCGCAATCTTGTTCGTATTGTTCAAGATGTTCAAACAATGCTTTTGTTCCTTCATAGCTAAAACCATGTTTGATCATCTCATCTGTAAAAGTGTATTCTGTTACTGTGTCTTTCATTTTTTGTTTCCTTTCGTTTTTTCTATTATATTAATTGTATAATTTATTAATGTCAAGTTTATTGGGAATTGTTGATTTCATTGATTAATTTAACTCTTTAATTGCTTGTTCAACGATTGTTTTATATTCATCATCTAAACCCATCATATCAACAATATTCCAATCATCGCTTAGATTTCCACCTTCGTTTTTATCTGTAGAAAAATATAAATCATTTACCTTTCCTACTTCTTGATAAACTAAATTATTTGTTTCATCTCTAGTAAATGCAAATCTTCCTACTTTACTTTTTACTATAACTATTTTATTTGTTTCTATTGTCATTATTGTTTCCTTTCTTTTAAAACTAGTTTAGCATTTTCAAGTCTTTGATTATCTTCATCAGTATTTAAAAAACTTGATATAGGTAGACTTAACGCTTTAATCATAGCTTTAAGATCTAAACTTGATTTTTTTCTTAATGTTTCTATTGTCATTGTTTCCTTTCATTATTATTTATTTATACAAATTATATATTTATTTATTGAAGTCAAACATTAAATATATTTTTTTTAATTTTATTTTAAAAGCTCTAATTAGATTAGAATAATTCTAATGTGTGTTTTCCAGGCAACATTGTTGTAATAATATCACAGACCAAATAACTTTAGATGAAAGAGATTGAATAGAAGATTGAAAGAGATTGAATAGAAAGTTGCTATCCTAATGTATAGAAAATTTTCTATTGTTCTCGTTAAAGATCGGTCAGTATTGTTGACCTATCTTATAAGGACCATTTAAAAAGAATTTATTTAATCATTACTGATAACGTTTTCTTATCAGAACCCTACAATGTATATATTTATAGAGTAAGATCTCTTTTTTTCATTTGCTAGACCCCCCTATACCCCCTAAAACGTGCGCCATTTATTATATATATATACATGGGACTCGAGGACACCCTTATACACACACACTTCTTTTGCTTTCATTCCACACAGAATAAACTATATGTTGTATATGAATTACTTTTCATCAGAAGATCTAGATTGTGTTTGCTATATCGAAGAAAAAACCAACAATGTTGTAATCAAATTCTTTGGTATGCCTAACAATGACTCTGCACAACTATTTACATCTTACATTATGATGAGACTAGGATTTGAATACACACCTTTTGGAGAAGATAATTACAGCAAATCAGTTCACTAAATATGGACATCAAAATACCCTACACCCCAAGAAAGCACCAAGCCTACTTGCACAAACAAATAGATAAGAACAGATGGAATGTATTAGTTTGCCATAGAAGGTTTGGCAAAACAGTATGTATGATCAATCACTTAATTAGGTCAGCATTACTGTCCAAACTCAAGAACCCAAGATTTGCCTACATTGCACCCACCTTTAAACAAGCTAAGTCTATTGCTTGGGATTACATGAAACAGTTCACCGCCAAGATACCCCACACCAAGTTTAACGAGACAGAGCTGCGTGTAGACCTACCTAATGGCTCTCGTATCACCTTGCTAGGCTCAGAATCTCCAGATGGATTAAGAGGTATATATCTAGATGGCTGCGTGATTGATGAGTACGCAAATGTAAACAGTAAGTTGTTTCCAGAAATCATTAGACCAGCATTATCAGATCGTAAAGGTTACTGTGTGTTTATTGGTACACCTATGGGAATGAACAATAACTTTTATGAATTATATCAACACGCACAAGGTGCTGATGATTGGTTTAACTACAAGGCAAAAGCTAGTGAAACATTAATCGTAGACAATGATGAGTTGGTCAAGGCAAAAGAAGTTATGGGTGAAAAGAAGTATCAGCAAGAATTTGAATGTGATTGGATAGCAAATATCGAGGGTGCAGTATATGGAGACATCATTGCAAAACTAGATGATGATAAACAGTTATCAAGAGTTCCCTACGATCCTGCTCTACCTGTATCTACAGCATGGGATCTTGGGGTCTCCGACCATAGTGCTATTATATTTTATCAGCAGTTAGGAAGATCCATAAGTATTATAGATTATCATGAAGAGAGAGGTCAAGGTTTACCTTATTATGTTCAGCTTGTTAAAGACAAAGATTATGTTTACAAAGATCACTTTGCACCACACGATATTGAAGTTACCGATTTTGGAAATGGTAAAACCAGGAGAGAGGTCGCCTACCAATTAGGAATTAGGTTCAAGGTAGTTCCAAAAATTCCACTAGAGGATGGCATACACGCAACCACAATGACCCTGCCTAGATGTTGGATTGATACAGACCATTGCAAAAAGTTAATAGATGCGTTAAGACATTACCATAGGAAGTACATCGACAAAAATAGAATGTTCAGATCGAAACCTGTACACGATTGGAGTTCACACGCTTGTGATGCTATGCGTTACCTTGCTGTTGGACTACAAGAAATTAATACTAGACAATCAGCTCCACAAAGTGTAGCAGATAATAGTTACAGGATTATTTAATTATGGGATCATTATTCAAACCAAAAATGCCACCGCTGCCACCAGTTCAACCTTTGCCAGACGCACCTTCAGCAGAAGTCTCGCAAGAGGAAAAAGATAAAATTGCTGCAGAACAAGCTGCGATTGAGAGAAAGCGAAAAGGTAGAAAGTCTACAATCTTAACTTCGCCATTAGGTATTGAGGAAGAAGCAGAAGTTCAAAAGAAAACTTTATTAGGATCATAATGTTTGAAAAGATTAAAAAAATATTTAAAAAAAAACCAAAGGCAAAAGTAGAAGTTGAGAAAGAAGTTTTAGTCTTAGCTGAAGATATGACTTTTGAAAATGAAATTAAAAAACCAGAAGTAACAGAAACAGTAACTGAAACAAAATCAGAAACTAAATCATCATTAACATTCGGAGAATAATATGGGATCAGTATTTAAACCAAGTAGACCTGCACCTGCACCCACACCAGCTCCTGTAGCGGTTGCACCAACTACATCAGAAGTTTCACAAGCTACCGCAACTGCAATGGATGGTTATGATTCTAGAAAGACTAAAGCAAAAGGAAGATCAGCAACAATCATGACAGGACCAAAAGGTGTAGAAGAAGAAACATTAACACTAGGTCGTAGAAGTTTATTAGGACAATAATGGCAAGAACAGATTTAAGTAAAAGTTTATTATCAAGATACGAGAAGCTAGAAGGTCAAAGGCAAAACTGGGAAACGCATTGGCAGGAAGTTGCAGATTATATGCAACCAAGAAAAGCAGATGTAACCAAGACTAGAGCTAGAGGTGATAAAAGAAATGAGATGATCTTTGATTCATCTCCAATACAAGCAGTAGAATTATTAGCAGCATCATTACATGGTATGTTAACAAATCCATCAACACCTTGGTTTACCCTAAGATTTAAAGATGAAGATGTTGAGAATGAAGATGAAGCAAAAATCTGGTTAGAGTCTGCAACAGATGCAATGTACACAGCATTTAACAGATCAAACTTCCAACAAGAAATATTTGAATTGTATCATGATCTAATTACATTTGGAACTGCTGCAATGTTTATTGAAGAAGATGATGAAGATTTAATTAAATTTTCAACAAGACATATCAATGAAGTATTTATTGCAGAGAATGACAAAGGTAGAATAGATACAATCTTTAGAAGATTTAAACTTTCTGCTAGAGCTGCAGTACAAAAATTTGGCGATACAGTATCATCAGACATTCAAGGTATCTTTAAAAAAGATCCTTACCAAGAAGTAGAAATACTACACGCAGTTTATCCAAGAGCAGACTTTGATCCTAAGAAAAAAGACAAAGAGAATATGCCATTTGAATCTGTTTACTTAGAATATAAAAATGCAAATGAATTATCTATTTCTGGATTTAAAGAGTTTCCTTTTGTAGTACCAAGATACTTAAAAGCATCAAACGAAATCTATGGTAGATCTCCAGCAATGACAGCTTTGCCAGACGTTAAGATGCTAAACGAAATGTCTAAGACTACAATTAAAGCTGCACAGAAACAAGTTGACCCACCACTATTAGTTCCAGATGATGGTTTCCTACTTCCTGTTAGAACTGTACCAGGTGGATTAAATTTTTATAGAAGTGGTACTAGAGATAGAATTGAACCATTAAACATTGGTGCAAACAATCCATTAGGATTAAACATGGAAGAGCAAAGAAGAGATGCAATCAGAGCTGTGTTCTATGTTAATCAACTTATGATGC